CAGATGGTTTATATGTATATTCAGGGAATTTAGCCTTAACATGCTGCATTAACCTTGCACCAACACCTTTTCTCCTATATTCTGGTCTAACAACAATATTTGATACTGTTAACTCCTTATCACCTGTTTCTTCATCATCAAATGTGACAAATTCTACCATACCGATAATCCCTTCCTCAATGTAGATTCCAGCATTGTAATTATTTTGACCGTCGTAACTATCTAAATGTGATATCTCGTAACTTAACTTTTTCATTATCTAATACTATTTAACTCTAACAGCTACATCTGTCATCGCTGACTTTATCTCATACATTCCATTAACTTCACCAAATAACATAGAGTTACCTAATAAATTTACTTGCCTAGTTGATGCATCTAAGTATGGTTGGGATATTTCATTTATAGAATAGTCACCACCCACTTTATTATATACCCTAATATCGACAACATTAAGTACGCCACCAACATTATTAACCGTCTCAATTAGTTGACCTAGATAAACATTTTCACCCATTTGCCATTTATTAATATCGAAATAATCAGATACGGAATTAATGACATCATTAATAATTTGAGTTTTGGGATATTCTTTTTCGATTAATAAATCTATTTCAAATCCTAGATTAATTATTCTACCATCGGTAATCTCAACGTAATCGTTAATCATCCTTACATCCGATAAATAATTTGATATATTTTGTTTTAATGTACTAGTAGATTCATTTGTTAATTTACCATCTGGATTTAAACCCAGAATTGCGATATCTATCTTATTATTATATTCTACGACGGCATTTCTAAAAGGCACACCAAATTCACCTGGCATTTTAGATATCATTACCTGATAATCTTTTAATGTAACAGCTCTATTTTGTGCTGACATATTATATTTTACCATATTCCTAACCTCATCAACCGATGGTTTATCTTTACCACCTAGTGCAGCTATTGGGTTATTCACCGTTAATGAATTCCTTACTGACGTGTTTGTCGCTGGGTTCGGTCCATTAACAAATACTTCAGCATTAGTTAATACATTAATAGTATTTGGACCTATATTACTTGCGGAACCACCACCAACTCTATATTGCACAAATAGCGTGGTTTTAGGCGATAGCGTACTACCTAGTGACATGTTATTAATGAAATCACCAATTCGATTAGTTAATACTTCATCAACACCAAAATCACATAACGAACTAACATCTTGTGTTCCACCACCAAATATTAGTTTCTGAAACCCTAAGTCAGTGTATTCTGTTATAAATTTTTGTGTTACTGGAATATATTTACCAGGTATTATCGCTACATTATCTGAGATTAAAGTATCATCCTGAACAAATAATTTATCATCAGCTAATGCATCCATTTCATACCATTTATTTTCTGGATTAGCAAATTCACTAGTTGTCGGTGTTCTTGTAATATTTGAACCATCCAAGGTTATTACTGAACTAATCGCTAATACGTCAGTTTCTGGTAATATAACCTCTAAGAATGGTCTTACATCACTAGCTATAATTTCTTTTTGGAATAGTTTTGTTGTCCCATTTAATACAATCTCTCTTTTTGTTAATGTATAACTAACTATTGTTTGATTACCATTAAGATTCGGCTCTATTAATCTGTTTGGTAGACCACCTAATGTAAATGGTGACGAAAAATCGATATCATCTGAGGCTTCAAAAATTTGGCCTGCACCCTCGACTTGCGCCCCTTTTCTAATTAATGGAGCATATGCTAAATCAAATGAATCACCTAATACTGGTACCACTACCGAAAAATCCACGATAGTTATTGATGGGCGCTTACCTGGAATCTTAAGACCCAAAGTTCTAGCCATACCTAACACCGATTTACGTTCTTGTGCGTAATCAATGAATGTTTCGTTAAAATTCTTATCGGCTAAATGTGAAAGATTATCACCAATTGCCGCATTTAATTCAATAAGCATTGTACCTATCGACGAGTCGTTAAAGTCGCTTAAGACTGATGGGTAATACTGCTTAACATAGTTTATTAAATCAGTTCGGTAATCCGCGAAATTTCTACTATCGTATAATATCTTTTTTGCCATTGGTTATATTCGTTTACTATAGTAATAAATAGTCTATATTACTATAATATAATTATAACCTACGATTTTTAAATTATATTTCTATGATAACGAAATCAGATGTACTAAAAACATCCTCAGTTATTGTATATTCAATACGTACCGACGCTTCTTTTCTAGTATCTGGAATTCGCTCAACTAGTATTTGGTCAATCTGTAGATTTGGTAAAAACTTAGCCACTGTGTCGGTAATATCTTCTTTAATTGCCGATAAAGTTAATGAGTCGTTTGGTTCGAATATAAATTTAAGTAAATCAGTTCCGAAGTCTGGTTTATAAAAACGCTCACCCTTATTAGTTAGTATTAGATGTAATAAATCAGCTTTTACTGCGGACTCATCCGTTTCAGTTAAATCAACGAAATAACCTTTACGACTATCCATAAAAGGATAGTTTATGTTAATGAATTTAGAATCTCCCATAATATATTAATAAATATTAATGGCTGTTCGTTTTTTTATTAATTTTTAAAACTTTCTGTAAGTTTTTCATCTCATAGTTTAGTTGACTTACCTTAACAGATAATGATTTACTGATAAGATTAATTATATATAATCCAACTAAACTAAAAATAGTAAATGTTAATACGTACATAATCTAACACTAATTAGTTATAGTATAAATACTTACAAATATTTAAAACTACTCCGATGCGATTTGATTTACTAAATTCTCATTAACCAATTCAAGAAAAATATCGCTGGATTGGAATCTGGCGCAGAAGTCACCAACACATTCTTGTGTTTGCAAACTAAATGTTCCGTTATTATATTTTGTCTCAAATAATGTTTCATGCTTATCCGATTTAATACATAACCTAACTGACTTCCCATCATGGGATGCTAATGCTACTGAATACGGATTACCTTTTAACCCATAAGCGTAATCAATAATATCCATTGAGCGTTTCATTAATTCTAAAAGATTATTTCTCATCTGTAATTATTTTATTTTATTGTAAAAACTTCTCTAATTTATATTGAAGGTAAATATTCTTCATACTATCATCATCTAAATTCCTGATAAATACTAATATAACATCTCTTAGGTTAAAATATGATAATGTTTCAACTTTCACATAAGTAAGCTTAGTTATTCCATTTATCTTCAGATACATTTTATACTGAAAATCATACATAACCTCAATATCAAGGTCATAATATTTTTCTTTAAAATATCGTTTAACAAGATGTAAAGTCGCATCAATTAACTTACCTTCATCACTATCCCTATTAATCTCAATATATATATTATCTAACCATTCCATTGACTAATTTTTATTCTTAATAGATATAATATTTTTGTTGTTATTGGGAATTTCCATAAACCAAACTCTTTAATTGACAACATATCGTCATGAATTACAGTGTCGAGACTAAACCTAATACTACTAATTCTAAGTGACCTAAGCTGAAAGACATATTGTCGATACGCTGAATCTAATTTAAGTCTACGAATAAGTAATATAATTATAAATCCCTGCATTATAAGAAATGATACATGTAACCATAGATTATCAGCAAACCCCGCCATTAAAGTAGATATAAGTACCATCCAATGGACTTTTTCTAATCTATCCAGTTTACTAAAGGTATTTTTAAATTTAATTACTTTACTTATCATTAATAACTTCCTTTTAATTAAAATAGACCGAGACATAGGATTCGAACCTATTGATGGTTTGTGTTAGATATTAATCACGGTAGAGCCTCCGTTACTACAGTGTGTCTCTGTAACAATCTCCACGCTTTGAACCTGAAGAGTTAATCTAATAATTCCATACACCACAACCCTAGTTGGTCTCAGTGGCTCAAGGGAGTTTACGACCTTACCCAAGAACTGTCGACTATAAGTCTAGTACCACCCAGAAAATTACCGTCTACGGATTCTTATGGTTAAGAACTATCGAATTGCACGATATAATTCATTTCAGTAAATAACACTCTTTGGTAGAGTCATAACTCATAGGAATTGAACCTAAATCTCGCCAGCTGATAGACCACAGTTACTATTTACATCAAACTTATATTCAAATATACCTATTTATATTCGATAATCCAAAATATTTGTTATTTAATTCGCATCTAATCGGTAACTTCTAACAACACTTCCTTTGGGTACATATATTACATATCTTTTAAATTCCCCACTACTACCCATCCATTTTTCAAAATTGGTTGTTTCATATTCTAACCATGTAACCCTACCATAATTTTTATCCCATTCAACTATTCTACTAGAATTAGCTTCAACCTTACCTAGTGCAAACCCACCAGCTATATGGTGATAATAAAAACAATAATAGAATGTATTATTAATTGTGCCAGTACCTAAGGCGAATGAACCAGTCGTACCACTAACATCACTTAACGTTACTATATTATAGCCCACTTTTTCGGACTTATATTCCGCATATGTGTTTGTCAATATAATACTTAAAAAGAATCCAATTACCGCACCACAACGAATCCCAAACCAATAATCGTAATTATTGGGTCTTTTCTTAAATATAATTACACGACATAACCTATATAGCGCAAAAATTGTCATCGGTAAGAAAAAAGATATTAATGTATACATAATTTTTATATTTATATTATTAATTTAAAAAATGTCGTAATTTATTTTTATTAATCGTCACTATTAAATCGCTTTGCATTGTAATCGCATAATGATACCCAGACATAATATCTCGTAATGAAAGCGATGTTAATGCACCAACACCAATTACCATAATCTCGTTATTATCGTCGAAAACATATACTTGGGGTGCTCGATGTATTAGACTATACTGTAACTTTAATGACATCCCAATAATATTAAATCCAAACCCAGTTAATATGCGCTTAACATTAGTTAAGATGAAAAACTCCAACTCAGTAGTATTTTTAAAGTCATCGTAGTCACCACTCAACTCATTTATCCACTGTGGTATTATTCTACCCATATCTTATTTACTTTTAATTTTACGACCAAAAACCATTAGGTAAGCGAAATAACCTGCCCACGATAATATTAATATATTCTTTAAGATGTCCATATTACAAGTATACGTATTAATATTGGATTTAACAAATTATCCCCAAACTAATCTACTTGGGTCACAAGCAGCTCCGTTTGGTGCCTTAAATCTTACGAACACATAACTTTCATTAAATGATGAAATATGTCCTTGCTCACTATCGGAATGACCAGCATTACCGTCAGCATGTGGTGGTATATAAGTGACTGGACTTCCAATCATCTCTTCCGTTACCGATTTACCCTCTATTAAATGTATTTTCATAATATATTTTTAATTATTTTTGGTTTTTTATCGCTACAATTGTATGAATTCTAGAAGCTAATTCGTTATGAATGACTTTAAAACTAGCTAAATAACTACGACTAACACGATATTGTGTTTTACTTTCATTTAAAATCCTATCCTCAAGCCATACCAATAACTCCTCTAATTCACCCAAATCATAGTTATTTAACATTCGTTTAGTGGCTTTATCGTATAGCCCCTTATCATATAGTGGTCGTCCAGATAACATTAACCATAGTACACTACCAATTAGCGCAACTAAGAAGGACATTATACAAATAACCGCAAACGCACTCGATTTTAATGTTGTAGCGACAATAAAGGTGATGATGAATGATAATAACGCAAAACCCATCATACGATTCATTACACTTGCAATCTTTTTTTCTTTAAATTTTTCCATATCACTAATATAAGAAACTTATTTGGATTAAACAAAAAAAATCCCCACTTAATGTGAGGATTTATATTTTATTTTCCTGAAGTACTTATCTGAATTGTATGTGCGACCCTAAGACCATCGTCGGTTTCCACCATTATATTAATACTTGGTTTTAGTGTTTTGATGTCATATAATGTATTCTCAAATACATTATATCCATGCTCAGTTAACAATTCTTTAATGTCATTAATTAACTTCGCTTCGGCCTCCGCTATTTCTACTTCCATATTAAACTTAATTTGCTAAATAAAAATCACTATATACTTTATACATCTCATTAAATAGTATTGATTTGAAGTGTTTCTCACCGTATAATTCCGTGATATCATTAACCATGTCTTCGTCGTAGTCCTTGTTGGTGTCGTCGTAGTCATCCACCATATCACACATTTCATTCCAATCAATGGTAACACCGTTAATTGATTCGTATAATCTAACACCTTCTTCTACTAACTCGTAGCTAGTAATTACCGTTTTTGTATTTGCCATATAACAAAGATACTACATTAATCAGGTAAAACCAATATCGGATAATAAGTTTAAGTAGACTCACTAGGATTCGAACCCAGACTAGATTGGTCGTAACAAAATGTGTTATCCGTTACACTATGAGTCTATTTGTTGAGGTAAGCAGTGGAACCGAGCCACATACGATAAATCGTACCAATTGTTTAGCAAACAATGTCCATCACCCGATAGATTTACTTACCATGTTAAGTATTCCCAGAAGGACTCAAACCTTCAACCGACTCCTTAGAAAGAAGATGCTCTATTCAGTTGAGCTATGGGAACATGTATATATATATATATATATATATATTAAGTTGCGACGATAGGAATTAAACCTATGGAGGTGTTCATATGAAAAACACTTGAATATCAATTCACGTCGCAATGTAATTTTAATATTCATCCAATCATTGCGGGTGCCAGAATTTAACTGACCAGAAAAAGCTTATGAGACTTTTATTGGAACACCATTACCCGCAGTGTTTGGATTCTTAAAGCTCCATCTCTAGGATTCGAACCTAGGACCTCGATTTTAACAGAATCTTGCACTAACCGCTGTGCTAAGATGGAATGTAGATGCTCCAGCCAGGCTCAAACTGGCGACTCTGAGTTACAAATCCAGAATTTTATCAACTAAACTATAGAGCATTATATGTACAAATTTTTAGAGTAATCACATCACGAGTCAGAAGCTTTTTCAAACATTCTTCTCCTGTAGTGACAGAGATATGGTCTTTAACCATTCTTCTAACAACCATCCCCTTACTACCGAAGTGGTTGTGATGTGATTACTCAATAGGTCAGTTGTACGACTGACCTTATTTTTCATATCATTTTCGCGTTATTACGCTGTATTGTTGTTACCCTAAAAGGACTTGCACCTTTTCTCTGCTATTTAAAAGATAGCGGCTTTCCTTGGTAAGCTATAGGGTAGTACTGATGGATGGATTTGAACCGCCGACTTCCTTGGTATCAGCAAGGTACTCTACCCCTGAGTTACATCAGTATAAACCAAACAAGGTTCGGCAGACCGCTTCCACTTGTTTGGTGCTGAATGTCGCCAAAACTATAAAAAGTTAGGGTTTTTGGCGACTTATGGTGGAGAAGACAGGAATCGAACCCGCACGAGTCATTAGCTCCTAACTGATTTCAAATCAGCGGCCACCACCTATTGGCTTGCTTCTCCATTTTAATTTATTATCCAATATGTCAAATAACGTCTTTAATTTATAGATAATCGTCATTATCTTTTTCTGGGTGTCATAAGAATTTCGAAATCTCGACCTCTCGGCTCACAACCGAACGCTCTTCCTCTGAGCTAATAACACCATATATAACAAAAAAATCCCTCAGATTTTTTAAGTCTGAGGGATTTCACATTATTGTTTATTATATCTAAAATATTTAGATGTAAACAGTTTGCGATACATACAGACGAGTAGTTCCAATCGAAGTATTCTTCGTTGTACTATTATTCTTGCCGTTATGTCTCATTGCTGTTTTCACTGAATTTGTTTTTATTTTTTAATATATACAGACAAAGATACTAAAAGTTTCATCTTTTTCCAACTATTTTTAATCTTTTTTTTAAATTAATTGCTAACTAACTGATAATCAGGTTAATTGTTTATTTAAAAATTAACTTCTTATTACTCATTATTCTAACTCGTTTAATCTATCACTTAATATATCATTGAAGTTTTCATCATCGCAATCTATGTTATTACTTATTTTTAATCTAGACTTATCTACGTCGCCTTGGTATATAAATTCTCTAAAGGCACCTTCAAAATCGTCAACAAAATTCTCCATCGTTAATTCTACGTAACGCCAATCATCAATATCCTCTAATATTTTATTAAAATTAACTTTAAGATTTACACCCTCATAGTTAATTGAAGTAATCTCTCCAAACTCTTCTAACGCATCTTTAATACCTGTAATTACTGCACTATTTTGTGCCTCAGATAAGCATTGACTATACGAAGATTAAATCATATTAATTAATTCCTGAGCTTCTTCGTGGTCAGTATCTTTAAATGCCCTAATCATATCCTCAATCTCGACATCATCCCCACCAATCTCTGAATCAAGATTAAGTATAATATCAATAATCCTTCCAAGGTTATTATCACTGTATGTTACATAGCTATACGACTCGTCATCGTAATTGTCGTTATGCCATTCACCACTAAGAACACCTTCAAAAAAAGCATCATCTTGTGGTGTATCCAAATATGTTGTAATTTCATCTGGAGGTATCACCAACTCAAAATTCATATTCGGTATCTTTACATCAATTCCATTACTAACTAGTCTCTTTCTAGTACCTAGTGCGAAGGATGGTACCTTCTCAACAAATTTTGTAGTTAACTGTTCTGGTAACTTTGGGAGATAATCTATTTCCCAATCATCCAAATCATTATCACCAGCCCTATACCCATTAATTCTGGATACCATATAGGAAGACTTGAAGTTATTAGATAACTTAGCAAACTGGTATTCGTTTATTTTAACGCCAGTACTTACATATTGTTGTATTAGTTTCTTATTATTCATACTTTATAAATTAACTTCCTAATAAATAATCGAATTGTTCATCAGTTAATGGGTGTCCTCTTCCAATATATTTACTTTTCATTTCATAAGGTAATTTAGTAAACCATTCTAAATCATCATTTGCTCGACCTAGTTCGGCTTGTTCAGCATCTTCTTCTGGTGACTTTGGTTTGTGAGCCATTTTATCAACTGGAACTCCTTTAGATGATAAATAACCTAAGTAACCATCAACGTCAGTTCCGAATTCAGCAATATTACCAGTATCATTATTAGCGTCAGTTAATTCAACACCATGTTTTGTATTATCAAATACAACGATATGTAATGGGTCATTACCATCTCGGTTAGTATCTACGATATAGTAGAATGAAGAACCTTTAGTATCTCTATATGATTGATACATACTGTTACCTGGTTGTCCAATACAGAATGAATAACCTTTACCAGTTAAACCACCTTGCGTGTACTTAATACATTTACCAACATCAGTACCATCAAAGATATCAATACCATTACCAGACCATAATGGTTTGTCTTCTCCTTCTGAAGAAACTTCACCACCTTTACCTTCGGGGTTTTCTTTCTTACCGTATTTGTTTTTTTCTCCATGAATATATTCAGAAAAAGGAATGAACTCGGCGAATACTTTATCACCCATCACGATTCCTTTCTTAGTAACTTGGATAGGTTTAACTCTTTTCTTACTAACTAATGAATCGTAATCAGCGAAGACATCACCTAAATTCGTCGTATTTTTTTCACCACCAGCAAATAAATAAGCCATCGCTGGTAAATTCTTTTGATTCTGTGACTTATCAACACCTTTTAATCCGTTTAATACATTTTCGGTATCATCAATACCACCTTTGGTTAATATAGATAATGCTTGTGCTTCAGTTTGTTTTGATTCCGTAACTACGTTTTTCACACCAGCTAATCTATAAAATTCACGTAGTAGATTTTCATTCTTTTTCATAATCACATAACTATAAATACCTCACTTAACCTAATTGTTCGTACTTTCGTTTCATATCTCTATAACCTAATTTAGTTATACCTTCAGGGTAGCCTTTATCTCTAAATATCTTATCAACTTCTTCGAATGATTTATCCCCTATTTTAGAAACAATATCCTCTATCTCTTCTATATCAACCTCATTTACCTTAAGTACTGGTATTTTATCACAACCTAATTTCCATGCAGCATATGCTCTGTGACGACCCTCCTGATTTGATGTACCTTCTTGGTAATGTACCATATCTATTTTAATACCAGATTTCATCTTATCCATTAATTCCTTTACCTTATTAGGGCTTCTCTCAACCCATTCTATTTGGTCCTCTAATTGATTACCGAATCCATCAGCAACAATGGTTAAATATTCTTTAGGTGACATATAAACTATCTTAGCCATGAACCATTTTGATATTAGATAATATAATGGTTTCTCCATCATAGTATCATAGTAACTTAGTCCTGTTTCTAGTTGGAATATCTCACACGAACCTTGGTTTGCGTCAGTTAACGCTTCTCTAAGTAATTTTTTAATTAGATGTTTCATAGTAATTATAAGTTAATATTATTAATCTGTTTAATTATTTTTTGTATGAGCTCATATTCACCATTAGACCTTACTGTTTCTAAATGGGATTTTAATCCAGATACTTTATTTTTCAAGTCCTCAACACTATCTATAGTATTATCACTATTAATATAATTACTTAGTTCTTGGTATTTATCGTTACTATGAATCAAATCAAAAATATCTTGTTTATTGTTTTGAGTTGTTAATTTGGGTTCCGATTTATTTTCTTTATGTTTGTGATATAAAGATTCCCCTGCCTTACCTAATAAAAAACTAACCTCACGATATGTGTCTGAGTTAGCTATTTCATCATTAATATCATAATTAATTACACCACCATATGCGTAGGGTATATTACTACCCATTGGAGTAATATCTAAAAATATGTCTTCAACTGAATCGTATACCCAGAAATGTTCCATATAGGTTGTTGATTCCATAAATACCCAACCACTTACTGGATAGTATCTATGATTATCATTACTCACCATATTTTTTATGAACTCATAGGTATTTGTCTCACATTTATTTGGCATTGCGCATGTAACACTTCTTTGTTTTACGTTACCATCATGCGTTAGTTCTAACCTAAAGTTAGGTACTTTGAAGTGGTTCTCTAAGAAGTCTGGATTCGAGCTTGTTGTTTGGAATCTCTTATAGAAATCAGCTAAAGACTCGCCTTCACTTTCTATAAGTAGTCTTTCTCTAAGTAATTTTTTAATTAAACTTTTCATACATCTATAAATACATGAAATTAGCTAAATACGTTCAATTCTGTTGAATTATTCGATAAGTTCTTTTAACTTACTTCACCTCTCTTCCAGTATTTCCTTAATATAAGGTATTACCACTATCGAACCATTTATCTCTACTGTTTTCATATATTATTTATCCCCTTTTATGTATAAAAAATCCATTATTAGACATATATTTTAGATTATGAACTGCTTCGTCGAATGTACAGTCATATACTCGAATACCTATCATATCTTCCATTCTACGACTATAAAATGAATTATATTTAGTTATGGTACCAGTATTATTATTCCTATTAACAACTATACTATATTTTTTTCTAATTTTCATATAAAAACTGATTTAATTTTGAAATTATTAGATATTTCTTATATTCTATCAACCCTTGTGAAATATAATTAATTTTATTATTCTTAAATATAGCATTTAATACCGTTAACCCTTTTGGTGAAATAAATACCCCACTACGGTATAAGGTTATATCGGTACTTACACAGATTTCATCACGATGTTTATCTACGATAAAAACCCATAGACCATCATCCAACTGGTAATTATGATAAAAAGTCTTTGATAGGCTGATATTATCTTCAGCAACATACCATACAACCCTATCTTTTAGCTCCTCAAAATTTGGGTCGGTAATTAAATCAATATGTTCTTTAGTTGCTTTAATCTTTTTCATCGATAAATTCTTTTAATGCATTCACTATCCGATATTGGATATACGTACTAAGTATATTATTAGTAAGATTATCACTGAATCCACTAGCTGTATTAAACTTCTTTAGATTATATAACCCTTCCATTGAGTCGAAGACCTGTAAGTTATCTTCACCAAGATAATATGACTCCGAACGTATTATCTCTAAGCAATTAAAGTTAGCTGTAGTCATATCACTACTAAATACCCATATACCGTCATCCAACTGATAATTATGGTAATTAACCTCATAATAGTAGTATCTAATATATTCCGATAATCTTTCGATAATTGGGTCGGATGTTAATTTAAGATGTGCATCAGTTACAGGTACCTTACTCATTTGAAATAAATTTAATTAATTTTCTTTTAGTTATCGAATCAATTAATTTATCATTAAAGATACTCATTCCCTCCTCTAATCCAGTACTTACAGCCGCAATATCTTCAGGAAAACTTAAAATATGTGTCTGTTTTAATTTGTATTCAAGGATATGACCATGACGAGTTCTTACATGATTATTAGTAGGGTCGGTAATCACCATCGAATAATTCTCTGGAATAAATAAAAACGACTCGTTCGCGTACAGGTTATTTGCCATCCCACTAACCATATGACGACGTTTAGAACAACTAAATCTAATTGTATTATATCCAACCCCTTTTATCACGGTAATATCAGTAATACGTTTAATGATTTCAGTGGTGGTTTCAATACTATTAAATCGAATTGTTTCGCCGATGATATCATATTTTTTAGTATAATATATATTACTACCTATTGCTAGTTTATAAGTAATAAATGCGTCACTCAGTAGTTCATATTTCATTTTTACATAAAATACCTTCGGTTTATCTATAAACCCTATCACATCGGAATATATCATATCATTCATATTTTAAATATACTAATTATTTATTAATAAAACAAAAAAAATGGGTACCTAATTAAAGATACCCATTAAAATTATTTAGATTAATTTATTAAAATGGTAAGTCATCTGGATTAGTAACGTCACTAGAACTCTCTAACGATGACGCCATAGCCTCAGGACTACCCATTGATGTTATTTGCCATGCTTCTAATGTATTAAATACTTTAGTCTCACTTTGTGGGTTTACCCACTCTCTACCTCTAAGATTAAATTTAACTTCAATATCCTCACCTAATTTAAATGAATCAATTAACGCGCATTTATCTGTCGATAACTGGAACTGAATTATTTGTGGGTACTGTCCGCTGGAATCTTCAATAACAAATTCCCTTACCTCAAAGTTATTTTTACCAACTTGTCTTGTGTCGTTTTTTCTAATTAATTTTCCTTGTAATTTAAACATATAGTAATTTTTAATTGTTATACAAACAAAGGTACTTTAAATATTAATGAAACCCAATTATTTTTCTAAAAAAGTTTTTAATTTATGTTCTACCATTAATTTATGCTCTAAATCATAATAAAAACCATAAGTAGCCCTATACTCAGTATCTATGATGAATCCATTACTAATTTTAACGTTAATAAATGGTAATCTAGTACCGTTTATTAATACGATATCAATTACCTTAGATAATATTAAGTTAGTTGCCTCACGTAATTTAGAAAAGGTAATCATCTGTTCCATTAAATCCAACACATCCAATAGAGCTATTGTTAGGCTTAAGTTTGTTGGCGATTCATAACTTGTTGAGTCTCTGAATCCATGATGTAATTCACCCATATATGGGAACTGTCCCTTAAATATATTTAGCTGG